AACCTAGCCTTGCAGTTTAAGATGGCGATCATTCAGGCTGAAGCCGACGCCCGCCGCCAGCAGTTTGATACCTTGCAGGCTCAGCTTGCTGACGTGGCCAGCGCCCGTAGCCAGACGGTAAAGCTTGCCGAGACTGGTTCAGCGATTGCGTGGGGTGCCCCGATCATCAGCACGCTGATCACGTTCGGCTTCTTTGCAATGCTGTATCTTGTGATCCGCCAAGAAATCCCAGAGAGTTCCCAGACGCTCGCCAATATCATGTTGGGTAGCCTTGGTACTTCTTTCACTGCGGTGGTTGGATATTGGGTCGGCAGTTCTGCTGGCTCCGCGCAGAAAACAAGCGCGCTTGAGAAGATTGCTCGTGGTTAGGAGCATTTGATGGCGAAGCGAGCATTGGTTAACCGGAGGCAATCTCATGCCCTTTAGCGAAGACCCGTATGGCATAGACCCATATGGCAGTAGTCCTCTTATTAGTCTTGTACCAGTCCCGACTCCTCCTGCGCCTTCTGGAACCACGACCTTCAATCTAGACCTTGGTGATATCATCACTGAGGCTTACGAGCGTTGCGGGATCATGGTCCTGTCGGGCAACGACTACCGGACGGCTCGGCGGTCCATCGATATCATGATGCAGGAATGGGCAAACCGGGGGCTCAACCTCTGGACGGTTGAAACCGGGACACAGGTCCTGACGGCTGGGACCAACACCTACAATCTGCCCATCGATACGGTTGACCTGATCGAGACCATGCTGCGTACCGGCACCGGAACAAATCAGCAGGACTACACCCTGACGAAGATTTCGGTATCGACCTACGCCACCATCGCCAACAAGCTGGTGACGGGTCGCCCGGTGCAGGTTTACGTCAACCGCCAGATCACCCCGACCTTCACGGTCTGGCCGACCCCGGATGCTGCCCGGACCTACACGCTGGCCTATTGGCGGCTCCGTCGCATTCAGGATACCGGCACCCCGGCCTCCAACGTGATGGACATGCCGTTCCGCTTCATGCCTGCTCTCATTGCTGGCTTGGCTTATTATGTGGCGATGAAGAAAACCTCGGCCATCGACCGGGTGGCTGGGCTGAAGGCGATCTACGAAGAGCAGTGGCAGTTGGCTGCGGACGAGGACCGGACGAGGGCTTCCTTCCGGTTCGTGCCGTTCATCCCCCAGAGGCTATGAAATGACGAGCCGGTTTGCCGCTGGCAGGAGGGCCAAGGGTACTTGCGACATGTGTGCGGGGGTCTACCTGCTCCATGAGCTTCGTCCGGAAATCTACAACCAAGCCCCCACCGGGTTTCTGGTTTGCTCCAGTTGCTGGGATTTGGATAACCCCCAGCTTCAGTTGGGCAAATTCCCGATCAACGATCCTCAGGCTCTGCGAAACCCCCGTGTCGATACCAACCTGATCCAGAGCCGACAACTTTGGGGATGGTCTCCAGTAGGTAATGCGTCCACCCAGTCTCAGGTATATGCTGGGTTCGTTAGCGTAAATGGTCAGTTCCAATTTCCCAATACTCAGGAGAATCCGTGATGGCTAAGGGTAAATTCGAAGATTCCAAGAAGGACAAGGATCAGGACAAGAAGCTGGCCGCCAAGAAGGGCATGAGCTTCAAGGCTTGGGAGAAGTCCCCGATGGATGCGAAGCATGACCGGCAGGGTTCCATGAAGGGACTCAAGGCTGGCGGCAAAGTCAAAGGCAAGTATTAGGAGGGACCGACCATGGCTGACAAAAAGACGAAGTCGTTAGAGTACGCCGTTGACGAAGCGGAATTTATCCCCAAGACATCGATTCGCCCGCGCAGCCCCGAACTGATGGGCCAAAGGATTCGGCCCAGTCAGTGGGACCAATATACCGACCAGAACGAGGCTGCAAGGGCTGCGGACCTTGAGGACATCAGCGCCGCATCTAAGATTGGGTTTAAGAACATGGATCGACGTATCTCCGGCGAAAGATACGCCAAGGGCGGCGGTGTCACCCGCTTCAAAGACGATCACTGCGGCCATGCAGACATGAAGCGTGGCGGTTCCGTTAAAAGCAAGTGTTAGGAGAACGACAATGGCAAAAGCAAAAGGTGTTACCAGCGGCGCGATGAAGTCTGTTGGTCGCAACATGGCTCGGGCAAATAACCAGAAGTCTTCGGCCAAGGTGCCGATGAAGTACGCCAAGGGCGGGAATGTGAAGGCTCCCAAAGAGATGGTCCCCCCGTCTGGCAAGATGGGTTCCATGAATGGCATGGGCATGGACGACAGCGGCTTTGGTTCCGGCACTGCCCGTGGCGGCAAGGCCCAGACCAAGGGCAAGGCTTTCAAGGGATCGTTCTAACCTAACCCCCAGAGGGGATGAACCGTGGCTTGGACATACACTACGCTGAAAGCTGCTATCGAGTCCTATCTGCAAAACTCCGAGACGGAGTTTGTCGATACCTATATCGATGTCGCCATCAGGCAGGCTGAAGACCGGATTTCCAAGTCGGTTATCCTCCCCGCAAATCGGAAGCATGATCTGATCAATCTACCAAGTGGCTCAACCACGGCTGATCTTCCTTCTGATTTTCTGGCTCCATTCGAACTCAGGATCAACAACGCGGGGGAGTTCACGCACGTTGATTACTCGGATGTCTCCTACATGCGTTCGGCATTCCCCAACCCGCTAATGGTTGGGGTGCCTCGCTGGTATTCGATGTTCGATGCAACAACCATCATCTTGGCACCCACTCCGACAACTGGTCTGAGAGGGTGGCTCAACTACTTCCACAAACCGGAGTCCATCGTTACTGCCGGAACTTCGTGGCTCGGCAGTAATGCCGAGAACTGTTTGCTCTATGGCTGCTTGGCAGAGGCTTACACCTTTCTCAAGGGCGACCCTGACCTGATGAAGCTGTACGAGGAAAAGTATCAGGTTGCTTTGGGTGGTCTGAAGAAACTTGGTGAAGGCATGGACCTTGGGGATGCATATCGAATGAATGAGCGCCGGGTGACTGCATGATTCAGCAGACCCCCACGGCCAGTTTCAGACAACAATTGCTGGAGGGCGTGCATGATTTCCGCACGACCGGGAACGTCTTCAAAATTGCCCTCTACTCCAGTTCCGCCACGCTTAACTCCTCGACCACGGCCTATTCATCCTCCGGGGAGGTTAATGTTTCCGGCTACACGGCGGGCGGGGCGACCCTGACCAACGTGAACCCTTCCTCCAGCGGCACCACTGGATTTACAAGCTTCTCTACGGTGACATGGGCGGCCAGCGGACTGACCGCTCGCGGTGCCTTGATCTACAATTCAGATGCTGTGGGGTACACCAACCCGTCCGTCATGGTTCTGGACTTCGGGATGGATCGTTCTGACCTGAGTGGGGTTTTCACGATTACCTTCCCAACCTTTAATTCCTCATCTGCGATTATAAGGGTTAGTTAAATGCCCAGTACATACTCAACCAATCTCAAGCTGCAATTGATGGCCACGGGCGAGGACAGCGGCACTTGGGGCGTCAACACCAACAACAACCTTGGCACCCTGATCGAGGAGTCCATTGTCGGTGCTGCTACGGTTGCCATGGCAGACGCCAATCAGACCATCACGACCCCTGATGGGGTCACGGGAAGTGGTCGCCATGTCTATCTCAATTGTACTGGGGTCCTGACAGCCAACCGCAATCTGGTTGTTCCGACATTGAACAAAAACTACGTCGTTACCAATTCGACCACGGGTGGGTTCTCCATCGTGGTCAAGACGACAGCCGGTACGGGTATCACCATAGGCCCCGCCCTGAAGCGGTATGTCTACGCTGACGGAACCAACGTCGTAGAGGCAATTAACAGCGTTGGTGATTTTACCGTTGCGGGTACTCTCGGTATCTCTTCGGTGTCTACTACGGGTAACGCTACAATCGGTGGCAACCTTGCGGTCACCGGCACAACGGCTCTGACGGGCAACGCCACGATGGCCGGTACAGTGGGCGTTACCGGGGCTGTGACCGGAGCCAGCTTCAACAAGACTGCAATCACCGCCCCGGCGACCGGGTCTACTCTGTCTATTGCTGACGGCAAGACGTTTACCGCCAGCAATACGCTGACGCTGACCGGAACAGATAACACAGCCATGACGTTTCCGGGAACCTCCGGAACGGTTGTCACGCTTGACGCTACGCAGACGCTGACGAACAAGACGCTAACCAGTCCAACGATCAACACTCCCACGATTAATACCGCAACAATCAATACAGCGACTATCAATACCGGATCGATGGGCGCTGCCTCGACCGCGACGACGCAGACGGCGGGCGATAACTCCACGAAGCTGGCGACGACGGCATACGTTGACACCGCAGCAACCAACACAGCCTACGTCACGATGAAGGTTATCGGAGCATTCCCGTTCAGCTTTTCCTACACGCCCCGCCGGTCCACTTCTATCTTGACTATCGAAGTCGACATTCCGTCTATTGGCGGCTCGAACACCACCAATTCTTTGACGGTGACCGTCGGTGCGTCAACGCTCAACACGGCCTTTATCCAGTTCACAAACCTAGCCTACCACGCAAGCCCATTTCGCGTCATTGGGACGTATCAGGTTGCGTCGGCTGCGGCGCTTACTATTGGCTCCGCTTTGACGGGCGGCGGCACGCTGACGGGCTCGGGAACGGTGTACATGCGCGTCACTGAATCCTACGGAGTGATTTCGTGATTTCGCTATCAGCGCAATCCGGATTGACTAGAGGCATGGTGTCCTGATGCTTACCCCCCTGAAGTTTAAGCCGGGGATCGTCAAAGACCTGACCAGATATGCCAACGAGACTGGCTGGTTTGATTCCAACTGGGTTCGGTTTCGTATGAGCCTTCCAGAGAAGATGGGGGGCTGGCAGAAGTATTCGACTTCTACATTTCTGGGGATTTGCAGGGCTCTCATCAACTGGACGATTCTAAGTGGAAGGCAATACTTCGGACTCGGAACCAACCTGAAGTATTACATTAATTCTGGCAGTGGTTCTTATACTGACATTACTCCAATCCGCAGAACAGTTACCTTGGCAGCCGATCCGTTTGCCACCACCATTGGATCGACCACAGTTACAGTGACAGACGCTGGCCATGGTGCTGTCCTGAATGACTTCGTGACCTTTTCTGGAGCAACCAGTTTCTCCGGTATCCCGGCAGGAGACTTTAACCAAGAACACCAGATCACCGGCATCATCAATGGCAGCAGTTACACAATCACCGTAGATACGGCAGGCCAAATCGTTGCTTCGGGAGGCGGCGCAGCGGTTGAGGCTGAGTACCAGATCAATGTTGGTCTTGCTAACTCAGTGCCGGGTGTTGGGTGGGGCGCTGGCACATGGGGGCATGATACATGGGGATCGGATGCCACCGATGGCATTTCACAAAATCTCCGTCTCTGGTCGCATGATAACTACGGAGAAGACCTGATCGCGAATGTCCGCAATGGTAACATCTATTACTGGGATGCGACCACGCCGCTGGCAAGAATGGTTCCTCTTGAGGATATACCCGCCGCGTCTGATGCCCCGGTTGTTGCAACAATTATCATGGTGTCCTCTGA